CCCAGCTTTACACGCTTGCGCGCCACCACACTATCTCTACACCTGCCTCAACAAGGTAGGAAGTGCACTAAACCACTTTTGGTAGTCTAGTCCAAAACGTATATCTTTATACGATTGTAAGACTTTACACCTGGTAGAGTAGTCTCCAGATGTCCTTTTATGTACCTGTGCTGAAGGGACTGCCTATTTCGGGCAGCTTCAGCTACGGCCCACTTCCTCAGTGAGGCCACAGGTTCGTCAGAGGACCGGTCAGAGCCGGACACGTAAGTCGAATAAAAGGGAAACACGCGATCGCCAGGAAGGACAGCCAACTCCTTCACTGAGCGAAACGTAAATGTCTCGAAAGTATACCCACTCCAACCATAATTACGCCCGTGAGGACGTAACTGATGATCACCCAAAAGGTGACCATCGCCGTAGCCATCAGGACCATAGATGCGAATCTGTGGCCCGATGAAATCAGCAAGGAAGGATGCTAGGTCATGATCTCCCTGACGCCACAAGAAGTTGTGGAGCCTGAAAAGATCATAACCAGCTAAAGGACCCTTGACATAGCAAGGCCGTATATTGATGCCCCGATGATAGTCGTGTCCGCATGACTCCCGGAAAGGGCCACAAGAAAACGACTTCGCAGTGTTAGGGACAAACCCAGTAACACGAAGGAGTTCGACTAGATCATCATAAGCGTATGTCGGGACAATAATGTCGTCGCCATATACCGAAACAATCTGTTCGTCAACCTCTTTCACGCAAGAGCAAGCTAGTGCGTAAAAGATCAAGGTCTCTAGAGGGAATGTAAAACCATTTCCCATACTAGAGAACTTCTCCATGCGATAACTCGTTCCCTGATAGCTAACGCTGCTCGTCCGAAGATGAGACAGCAAATCAGCCCATTCGTACGGAAGCAGGTCAAAGACCAGCTCCTTTGAAATGGTATCAGAGGCCGAGCTGAGGTCGAGAGTTGCTAAACTCCCATCGATAGAGCCAGAGCGTGCCGCAACTTGGTTGCGGCGCTGATCACGGATATCGATACCTCGAGTCCGGAGACGAACCGCAATGTAGTCACCGATACCTGCCTGAAACATAGTGTTTAGGGAGGGCTCGACAACCACAGGCCGGTCCGTTTTCGCAGACTTCGGGACGAAGACAAGTTTCCCATCATGAATATGAGAAGAAACTGTAACAAGATCCCCGCCCTCGCGGAACGTATGACCGAGAAAGTCGACCCATAAGGGAACTTCCTCGAGTACGCTCTGCAGTATAGGGATCATGTCTTCACTACAAGCTAGCTCCTGACTCAACTTTCGCCGAGGGTGAGCTTTTTGTTTTTTGACTTGCGTCGTTGCTCCTGGTCCGAATCTGATTTTTAGGTCAGAGAATGAAGGGACATCGCCGAGAATGGACGAAATTTTACGCTGAGCACGAAATAACTTCGACTCAACGCCACGGAGAAGTGAAAATTTCCCCGCAGCTCGTTCACGCCAAGCAATGTTTGTCATTCGACATAGTTCTTCGGACTCGATGAATTTCCTGACGGCAACCTCGCGACGGTCGATAGCCAGACGTATATCAGATCTTTTGCTCCAAAAAGCAGTGATCTGGCGTACGGTCAAGCAATCGTATGTCGACAAGGAACCATAGTCAGGCTCATAGGTACAAAGGAACTCTAAATCAAGCGCCATGAGGCGGTAGACGAGTTCCAGCCTAAGCGCTTCATTACTGATGCGGTTAGTAAGTACAAGAGCAAGCTGTGATAGGAGCTGGTTGGTCTCATCAGTTGTTGAGACTTCGTCCCAGCGGGTAAATACTCGCATATAAACTCCAAAAGAGTAAGGGATGAAAGAACAAATAGGAACCCGCAAGATAGCATCAAACGGGATCCAGGAATTGCACTAACTTTTAGGTAGGTGCAATCAACTGATCGAACAGTTCCGGCAAAGGGCCAGTAGCCACCGGGGCAACACTCGTAGAGATGTTGCCATCGATGTTCACTGCCATCTGTCGGACTAATCGACGACCAGCAATATCAGAGCGCTGATGGAAATAACCGGTCGTGATGACCGTATTTTCATACGCCACCTTAGGGGCGGCGGTGTAACCAGCAGCATTCTGATTGAGGATAGCCTCCATCACAGGAACGACTGTCCGCTGCTCCACCTTGTATACACCTGACTTCAGCGTTTCGATGGACATCGTAACGTAGATTTGGGCGTACACAGGAAGGGAAGACAACGATTCGCGCCAGAGCGCTGTCACTTTACCTTTTTCACGGGTAACAGAGACAGCAACCAAGGTGTGCGAAACCGGTGTAGCAGCACCGTCAAAGACGGTAATATTCGCGATTTGCGACATAATAACTCCAAATTAACTAATCAGTTCGTTAGGCTGACCAGAGTTTGAAAAAAGTACCCACAGAATTATGGGCACTCCGCTACCTCCGAAAGGAAGTAAGAAGGGCAACTGCGTTAGCGCAGTGCATCCACGAGGCAACTTTACCAAGAGGCTTCCACGACGGCAGAGGAATCTGCAACGACGAAGAAACGCTTCTAGTAAATGTACCTTTTAACAGCTGCACACCACCTTGTTGAGAAAACCCGGTGATGTTTTGACCGTACTGAACGAATCCAGTATGATTTTCGTAGCTTTTCGTGGAAGTGACAAAAGTACCAGTCAGGGACTGGCTAAGTCCCCTAGCCGACAGATAAGAGCCAATTGGAATAAACCAATCAGCTACAAAACTGTAAGGCACGAGCTCCCATGCCACCGAAGCAGGGTCTTGCAAACCGGCGAGAGCCGGGACATTCTTCTCTTTAATAAGCGCTTTGATAGAACTCCGAGTCATTAAATCTGACTTTGAGTATTTCCAACCCGCTGTTCCAGAGAAGTTTGCCGCTTGACCAAGCTCGCGTGATACTCTTAGGGTCTGTTGAATAGGCGAATTAAGCTGATGCGCAAGAAATTGCGCACCGTTGTAAACGTCATCAACAAGAGGTCGCCAACCGTACTGCAGTTGAAGCCAATTTTCTTGAATGGTGCGACGGGAAGCACGAACGGACTTATCAGTCCGCCGCGTGCCTAAGGCCCGTCGACCAGCCAAGTAGTTAGCAGCAGACACGACGTCACCACGTTTAACAGCGCGAAGAGCTTGGTAGATCTTCGTAGCTGAGGATGTGATGAGTTCGAGCGTCTTATGACTCTCGCCGAGAGCAATCCCAGCGTTAAAGTCAGAGCCTGCCACACGTGTCCGTAACTTGTCAATCAGTTTAAGATCGTCGTTGGACGACCACGCTGGACTGACAGTATAGGAAGAAATTATACTACTAGTGGCATTTGAAAAGTTTCCTACACCAGGAACGGTGTAGTTAACGATGCCAGTTGTATTAAAATTCCATGTGCAGGTGAAGAAATGCTCGTCGTAACGTGCACGCTTTGGAGGACGCATATTCGCGTCACCATAGTACTTACGCATCTTCACAGTTGTAACTGTGACTGGTACTCGAAGTACCTTGATGTATTCCCGCTCAACTGGGATCCTGATCTTAAACCCTCTCAAAGGGCGACCAGGAGCATCAGAGTAAACAGGTATAGAACCAGGGTGATCAAGCTGAAATCTCCGCCTACTACTGCTAGGTATAGCAGAAAGAGGGCGGTAACTCCAAACATAGCGAATAGCTTTACGTTTTTCATACACTTTCCTGTAATAAACAGAAGTACGTACGGATTCGTAAAGTGGAACGACTTTAGAACGATTCCGGTTCACACTCGGTTGATTGTCTCCGCTCCAAGTTTTTGAAGCAAGGAGACCAACCGTGTAAGGTCCCGAATATCGACCCATTGTCGGCGTCCGCGTGTTACGGTTAAATGAACCCGCTGTCATAGCACCTCCTTGCCGACGCTAGTCGGCTAGAAAATCTCTCCCGTCAAGCAACCAAATGGAGCCAAACGAAAGTACGATCTTCATTCAAATTAGAAGCCACGTATACTCTTGAAGGGGAAGTCAAAACATCATCGCTGATGTCTTTAATGACTCCACTCATGAATTCGCGAACTTCTAAGACAATCTTCTCTTCGTTCGGAGTAAGGAACCGCATATCGTCCTCACAGATTGCTCTGTGGAGGCGCTTAGCGGGAATTCCAAGAACCCAGCCGAGTTGAAGGTAAAGGTCGGACATGTCGTCACCGACATATTCGCCGTTGACAGAGTAAGTAGTAACTTGCGCTGTCTTTGAAATAGAAAAATACTTCATATATAACTCCATTAGTTGATAAGACGGAGAG